TATTTGATGAATGTTGATCATGCTAATACACATGGAGCATTTTTAGAGGACATAGCACCTATAAAGCAAAGTAATTTATGTTGCGAAATAGACTTGCCAACAAAACCACTTACAAGAATAGACGATCCAGATGGCGAAATTAGTTTATGTACTTTAAGTGCAGTAAATTGGGGTGTTATAAAAGATTTTGCAGAAATGGAAAAAGTATGCAATTTAGCAGTTAGAGGATTAGACGAATTACTGGACTATCAGAGTTATCCTATTTTAGCCGCAGAAATTAGCACAAATAATAGGAGGCCACTTGGCATAGGAATAGTAAACTTTGCATATTGGTTAGCAAAAAACGATAGCACATATCAAGAACCTAATTTAGAATTAGTAGATGAATGGGCAGAAGCATGGAGTTATGGACTAATTAAAGCAAGTGTTGAACTAGCAAAGGAAAAAGGTGCATGTCCTAAGTCTGATGAAACAAAATATGGCCAAGGGATAACACCTAATCAAACATACAAAATAGATGTTGATGAATTAGTAAAACACAAAGAAAGATTGGATTGGAAACAACTTAGAAAAGATCTTAAAGAGTATGGTATTAGAAATAGTACACTAATGGCACTTATGCCTAGTGAAACATCAGCACAAATAAGTAATAGTACAAACGGAATAGAACCTCCACGTAGTTATGTTAGTATAAAGCAAAGCAAACATGGAGTACTAAAACAAGTAGTTCCAGGCTATCCATACTACAAAAATAAATATGATTTACTATGGAATCAAAAGTCGCCACAAGGATATTTAAAAATAATGTCTGTATTACAAAAGTATATAGATCAGGGTATTAGTGTAAACACTAGTTATAATCCAGAGCATTATGAAGATGAGAAGGTTCCTATGTCTGTTTTAATACAAGATTTGCTGATGTTTTATAAATACGGTGGCAAACAATTATACTATAATAACACATATGATGGCCAGGGCGAAATCGATGTACACAAAGAAGACGTCCAGGACGAACTTGCCATCACTGAAATAGACGATGAAGATTGCGAGAGTTGTAAAATATAATGACAGTTTTAGATACTAAAAACAAAACACATCATACTAAGGCTAAGATGTTCTTAGATCCTTCTGGTGGGCCTGTGGTGCAAAGATACGATACTTTAAAGTATAAGCAGTTTGATAAACTTACAGATAAACAATTAGGTTTCTTTTGGAGACCTGAAGAAGTTGATATTCTGAAAGATGCAACTGATTTCAAAAATCTAACTGATCATGAACAGCATATATTTACAAGTAATTTAAAAAGACAGATATTATTAGATAGTGTACAGGGTCGTTCACCTAATATTGCTTTTCTACCTATAGTAAGTTTACCAGAACTAGAAACCTGGATAGAGACTTGGGCATTTAGTGAAACAATTCACAGCAGAAGTTACACACATATTATTAGAAATGTGTATCCAGATCCTAGTAAAGTTTTTGATGAAATGCTAGACATACAAGAAATATGCGATTGTGCAGATAGTATTACAGAAAATTACGATAGACTAATTGAATACAATATATTAAAAGAGCAAGGTTCTAAAAAATATGATCTGTATGAGCATAAAAAAAGGATTTGGTTAGCACTAATGAGTGTAAACATTTTGGAAGGTGTACGTTTTTATGTAAGTTTTGCATGTAGTTGGGCCTTTGCAGAGCTGAAAAGAATGGAAGGTAATGCTAAAATTATAAAACTTATTGCCCGTGATGAAAACGTACATTTAGCAAGTACACAACAAATGCTTAAATTCTTACCTAAAGATGATAAAGACTTTGCTAAAATACAAAAAGAAACATATGAACAATGTACTCAAATGTTTGTTGATGCAGTAGAACAAGAAAAAGCATGGGCTGAATATTTGTTTAAAGATGGTAGTATTATTGGATTAAATGCAGAACTTCTTAAACAATATGTAGAGTTTATTGCGGCCAAACGGATGCACGCCGTAGGGCAGGAAAAGATATATAATAGTGGTACCAATCCTTTACCCTGGACACAGGCTTGGATTACAGGTGGTAGTGTACAAGTAGCACCACAAGAGACAGAAATATCATCTTACGTTATTGGAGGTACCAAGCAAGACGTAGATGGAGACACATTTAAAGGTTTTAGTTTATAATGTATGCAGACATATTAAAAGAGAATTTAGGAAAAGTAGTATCAGTAAAACTTACTGCTGGAATAGAAATAATAGCAAATTTATTAGGATATGACGAGAAAAACTACACACTAACTTTAGGACAGCCTAGATTAGTTGTTGTAGCAGAAGAAAACATAGCAGTAGTTCCATATACATTTACAAGCAAATCAGAAACAATATTTGTTTTAAGAGAGCAATATTTGTCTGTAGATGCCGCATTGGAAAACAGTTCATCAGACTACCAAAAATTACTAGAAGAACAAAAAACACAAGAATAATTAGATAAATAATTGTATGAGCATGATAGCGAAACAATTATCTCCTGTAGGTCCTGGTGTTATTCTTGCACCAGTCAAAGTAAAAACAGTAATAGCAGAGGGACTGCCAGTAGCAACATTGGGAGACGCAGTTAGTCCTCATGGAGATCCGCCACATAGCTCAGCAACTATAGTAGGTGCCTGTTCAGCCACTGTATTTGCAGAGGGACAACCAGTAGCAAAAACAGGTTCTATTGCTACTTGTCAACATACAGTAGCATCTGCATCTACAATATTTGTAGGACCCTAATGTCACATCTAGTTTCTGTTCGTGGCCCCCACGCCAGAAACAATCAGAATACAATTAGAATACAATGGAATATGGGAAACTCCTGTAATTATTCCTGTGAGTATTGTCCCCCTGTATTGCATAATGGAACAAAACCTTGGCTAAGTAAAGAGCAGTACATAGAAGCAATAACACGTCTATCAACGCACTACAACGCATTAGACAAACAGACAGAGTATGAACTGATTGGTGGAGAGGTAACTGTAATTCCTGGCTTTGAAGATATTATAAAATGTATAAATGATTTAAATGCAACTAGTATTGTTTATACTAATGCTAGTAGAACAATAAAATGGTGGAGTAAAGCAAAACATTATATGGATAGTGTTGTTTTAACTTATCATCCTCAGACGCAAGAAAAACAGCATTTTATAGACGTTATAAATGAAATAAAGGATTATGTACATATAGACGTAAATATTGCAGGAATAGGCGGAGACGTGCTCAGATTGGGCGAATTCGCAGAGGAAATACGTGAATTGTTTAAAGATTGTACTTATAATCGTTATAATGATATTAGTATTTGTGTTAAAACCATGTATAGAAAGCTCTTAGGACGCCAGAATAAGCAGGAAACATATTGGCAATACACTAAAGAAGAGCAAGAAGTAATGCAAAGACCAGGCATTAAAGCACAGGTATTGCCTGAAAAGGAACAATTAAATATACCTGGTGCAGAGTATGTGCCAGACCCAGAGCCTGATCCAAATGCCTGGATGACAGAATTTTTATATGATAACGGTCACGCAGACTATGTTCAAAGTCATCAGATTATAGATAAAGGTTTAAACACATTTCAGGGTATGCGATGCCATTTAGGATTTGAAAGTCTCAATATAGATGCTAGTGGTGATATGTATAGCAGTTGGTGTGGTGCAGTAAATTTTGGCAATGTTTCAGATAAAATATGGAATTTACCTGAGACTAAAACAGTATGTCCCTATACTTTTTGTAATAATATAAGTGATATATCTATTACTAAAACACTAAATTGATAATTTATCACTATTAGCAAATTTACTCATTACAGATACAACAAATTTATCATAGTCAAAATATGTATTAAACATATCTATTTTCCAATCATTTAAATATGTATTAGTAATAATATTTCTTTCTTCTATGCTATCAAATATATGACCTTTATAACTTATAGATACTTGTTTAGGTAGTTTTTGGTCTAAATCAATTTTATAAACATTTGAATTTAAAATATCTGTACCTTCAGGAGACTTAGTATAGACTTTAAGTAAATGATATCCTTCCATGCTTTGAACAAAAACACTATCTTTAGGAAGTTTACTTAGCTCTTGATAATTTAAATTAGTAATATCATATTCATTTAAACCATTTATGTCGTAATGCCATACTCCGTCTTCTGAAAAAATATGATTTATATTAGTATGTACTAAAGGGCCTTCTTTGAATTCGATTTCTAAATCTAAATTTTTTAAATTGTCTAAATCAATTAAATTTTGTTTATATAAATTATATTGTATTTTGCTACAAAATTTTAAATTATCTAATAAAGATTTAAAATTATTTCCTGGGCAAATACTATCAAATGTTTCTGTAAATCCATATAATTTAAAAATATTATATATATTAAATTTTTCTGATATTTTTAAATTTTCAGAGCAACCATTAGTGATACAAATAACATTTATGTTTTGATTTTGACAGTAAATAAAAAATTCTTCAATGTTTGAATATTCATAAGGATCACCAAAAACTGACTCTAATATAACTTGTTGTATATTATTAGATGTAATATAATTTAAAAGCAACTCTAAGTCAATATGCTCTTCAGATATATCTCTTTTACCAAATCTATGGAATAGAAAACTGCCCTGTGGTTCAAGAGAACTAAACATACAGTTTTTAGATGTGGGGTCTACAAAGATTTGTTTCATACAACTATTTAATAGTTGTGCAAAATCATTTACTCTTTTGTGGCATTAAAGTTTACAACTTGATCGTAATCTGAGTTAGAAGAATCGTAATAAAATTCTGCCGATGTATCTAATTCAGTTACATCTGATGAATATATTCCAATTGAATATTCTTCTACTAATACAGTTCCACTTACCTCACCTCTTACGGCAAAGTGGTATATACCTGGAACTGTAACATTACCCATATTAGCAGATGTGTCTACACTAATTGTTCCTATACTTGCACCTGTGTTGGCAAACGTTGCCCAAGGTGGTACAGGACTAAAGTTCATAACACTTACATTACTTGCACTAGCATTTATTTGAACGTTTACATTTGCACTTTGTCCCTGTGCAACTGTAAGTACTAATCCTGAAGGTACTGCTGATAACTGTAAGTCACCAACTTGTGGACTGACACCAATTGACTTTTTAAGATTTGCTTCTACTTGTCCTGTCGCTGTTAGAAGGTTAGCATCGTATGTTAAAGACATACCTCTTCCTGATACTGCACCTTCGGCTACTAAATAAGATTTAATTGTTCTAGCATCTGCACTTGGATATAAATCTACATATTGCAAAGATAATCCAGCAATTTGAGCCGCGGCTACTGAAGAACCGTCTGCAGTTGTATATGCACTATTATCTGAAAAGTTTATTATAGATACATTTTCTGACATTCCAAAAATATCAACTTCAGGACCTAGGTTAGAACCTGTAGTTGCAGTAAAGTATCCAACATTTAAATTTGCATCATGACCTCCAACAGTCATTACTCTGTCTAAACCTGCTGGAGAATAAAAGTCAACATCTCCTGCATTGTTTCCTGTTGAACAAATTACTATTAAATTATTTTCTTCTAGTTCTTGAAATTTAGCA